ATGCTGACCGAAAGCTGGCTAAAAGCCAATCACAATAAAACACACGCCAAAGTGTTTGAAAGGGCAGACCGAGACGCTCTGTCTGTGCGTGTATCTGCCAAAGGCAAAATCGTTTTTCAATACCGCTACCGTTATGACGGCAAGCCTTGTCGCTTGGATTTGGGCGTTTATCCAAATTTAAGTCTCAAAGACGCACGCCAAAAACTCATGACCGCCAAAGCCTTACTTGACGAAGGCAAAAACCCCAAGATTGAATTTGCTCTTGAAAAAGCCCAGCACAAAGCCGAACACACATTTGCCGAGCTATTTGACGTTTGGTATGACAGCGTCTGTGCCAAAAGCAAAAAATCTGCCCCGCAAATCAAAGCCAGTGTGGAGTTGCACTTAACCGCAAAACTTGGGGATTTACCCCTTGGGCGTATTAGCATTAGGCAGTGGCTAGACGTGTTTGAGCCGATTGCCGAGCGGACACCTGCTATTGCCGAGCGTTTGCTTGTCAATGTCAAACAGCTTTTAAAGTGGGCGAAAAAGCGTAGGATTATTAACGAAAATTGCCTGTCTGATATTTATGCCAAATCAGACCTGGGTGTGAAAAAACGCAGGGCAAAAAGAGTGTTGGCGGACGATGAAATCAGCTTATTGTTCATGGCATTAGACAACAGCCGTACTGCCTACAAAAACCGACTTTTTGTGGAACTCTGCTTGATGTGGGGTTGCCGCAATGGCGAGCTTAGAACAGCCCTAAAAAGCGATTTTGATTTTGATAAAAAGATTTGGGTGTTGCCGTGGCACAAGCACAAGACAGGCAAGGTTACGGAGCGTGATATTGTCCGACCCATTTTACCCCAAATGGAAGCCTTGTTGATTGAGCTGATGAGTTTGCAAGATACACCATATTTGATTTTGAACGACAAATCAAACGACCCCATGTCGGACAAAGCCCCCTTGTCCATACCCTACAATCTCATGCAGTGGATACGCAAAAACACGGGGATAGAAATGGCTCATTGGTCTATGCATGACCTACGGCGGACGGCTCGCACCAATTTTAGTGCCATCACCAGCCGTGATGTGGCGGAGCTGATGATAGGTCATGAGATTAAGGGTGAGCAAGCGTCCTATGATTATTATGATTATTTGGACGAGCAGACAAAGGCTTATAAAAAATGGCTGGATAAACTTGATGGGCTAAGACAGGCAAATAAAAAGGCTTAGATGACTAAGCCTTGACTTCTCTGGCTGGCACGCTCATTGCACGCCAACTCCCAATCTATGATGTCCTGCGTGAGATACAGGCTCTGACCCCCACCATTGGACGGTAAGCGTGGCAAAGGAAACGGTATGCCAAATTGGGTCTTTTTGTGCCAGCGTAGTAGCGTACGCTTGGTGATGCGGAACATTTCACATACTTCTTTTGATGTTAGGTATTTTTGCATTTTAACCCCTGTCTCAACAAAGACAACCGCCGAAGCGATTGTCTTGTTTGTGTTTATGCACTAAATTTGCCAAAAAACAAGTAAAATTCAGAATCCAGCTTATCTTTGACCGCTTGCAAAAAGTCATTCGCAAGTTCATCTGTAAGTAGCTCATAACCTACGATAGACAAAGTAAATTCAGGCTTGCCATTGGCTGTGTTGATGGATAGTCTAAGTCTGACAGTTTTTGGCTCGCTTAGAGTCTCATACAGCGTGTTTTTGATTTCAAAATACGCTGGCAACAGCCCTGCTTGCGATTTGACCGCCACCGTTTCCAGTCGTGAGCGAGACTCTCTAAAATTACCCACTTGGCTCGTGCTTTCGGCAAGCTCATCAATTTTCATGTCTCGAATAACAGCGATGGCTTTTTTCATCGGTATCTCTTCGCCGTTTTCGTCCAAAGCGACAAACTGACCGCCCCAATCTTCCAAGAATACCGCAAAATCTTTTTGGCTGACACGCCCATGATGATGTAAGTCTGTGATTTTTTCATACACCTTGGTCGGCTTGGCGGTCAAAACCGCACAAAAATCACAATGCCCCATCGGATAATTGTCATCGCCAAAGTTTAGTACCGCCATCGCTTCCATCGCTGATTTGTCAATGAAAATCTTGGTATTTGCCGCCGTGCCATGCACTTCGACAAATTCACTGAACGAAGTTAGGTCATCAGTGCTAAATGTGCCACGCTTACGAGTGCGAGCGTCAAGAAAACTGTCAATATCGCCAAGCCTAATGTTGCCGTTGTAAGCAATGCCATTGTCGCCAAATTTTAAGATGTCTGGGCGTGCTAGGTCAGCAACGACCGCAAGGTCAGATTCGTGTTTTGCAAAAATATTTGTCATGGAAAAACTCCTTACATTTCAGTTTTAAAAAGCTGAACTTCGTCAGCAGGGAATAGACTTACAGTGCCATTGCGACCGCAGTACATCGGTGTTTCACGCACATAGTCTTCTTTTCGTGTGCCAAAGGTCTCAGGGGCGGTGTAGTCGAGCTTGTGCTTGACCGAAACCTGACCCATGCCTTTTTCGCCAAGTTGCGTAATGTCAAAGGTCAGTTTGACCTGTCCTTTTTTACCAGTAGCAATGACTTGACTGCATACATCGCTGATTGCCATACCGATTTGCTCGGCGAACGCTCCGCCCGTCAAATCTGTGAGAAATTCACAGGCATCGGTTGATTTAAATTCACTCATGATTTTCCTCCGAGTGGTTAGGGTTAATCTTGTTGATAAAATCTCTCGCCCCGCTCCACACCCACCGCCATCAGCACAGCTTTGGCGGTGGCATAAGATAGGGCTAATGATGCTTGTGCCTGTCTGATGGTTATCCCATCTGGGTGCTTTGCCAGCAGGCGTCTGGCATAAAAGCAATGTGTACCAAAATCCCATCGCTTGCGACGAGCGGCAAGCTGTCTGACACAAAATGACAAATTGTCTGACATCACACGCTCCGCTGTTTTTCATAAGTTTTAAAAATGAATGTCAAAGCATCTGCCAAAAACACTCTCTCGCTAGGCAGCACCTGCCTATCATTGATCATTCGCACATGGTCGGACAGCCACGACAGCTGACCATACACTGCAAATAGCATTTCTAGGCGGACATCGCCATTTTTACTCTTTTCATAGCTCGTCAGATTTTTGATGGCATCGTTTCGCACGGTGCAAGCATGGCTGGTACTTAGCACCATCTTGGCAAGCTCACGGCGGATTTTGGTTGTGGTTAAAGCCATTTTTTATCTCCAAAATACTTGACAAGATACGCTCTTGCAGCAGCCCCTTCGGTCTCGTAGATGGTGCGAATGCCATGCTCAAAATTGGGAAAAATAATGCCAATTTCACCCACAAGACAGGAAAGCCAAGTAAGCCCATTGCCATTCTTATACTCTTTGGCAAGATGCACCAGACCAAATTCGCCATGCTTGTTTATCACCACATCAAGCGGCAACAGCTCTCTACCTGCAATAACACGCTCATCATCACTAAAACGGTCAAGCTCGCTCATACGCATCAAAAGTGCATCAATGATAGGACTTGCCCCATTGTCTGATTGCTTGGGTATCATCTGTATTTCTCCACATCACATTTGACGGGATAACCATCAGCTTGCCATGATAGGCACTGCTCATAGTCAGCTTGAGCTTGGCGGTCTAAGCCCTGCATACAGGCATAAGGGGTTAGGGCAAGCATGATGACAGCTGCCAGCTTAATGATTAACTCTGATTGAATGGGCATGATTTAACTCCATAAGTTATCTTATGGGTAAATAATAAACCTTTAAGGTAAAAAAATCAATCAAAGAAAACAAATTATTTTACTTAATAAGTAAAATAATTTATAAATTATTGATTTTTAAAGTAAATTTTTTAAACTTAAAAAGTAAATTTTTTGTTAAAATATAAGACAATAAAAAAAACCGCCCCAGTGGGACGGTAAAATGAATTTTGGAGTATTTTGATGAATAAGCAAAAAGTAGAACCCTACTTGACCTTAACCCAAAGCGACAGACCAAACGCCCGTTGTGGCGAAGTGGAATTGTTTTTAAATTGTCATCGTTTTACTGACAGTGAAAAAGCCCTAAACGGTTCGCATGAATATACGACAGATGGCTACGCCATCGTTACCAGTGCAGGCTATTTGTTGTTTGAGCGGGTGTCAGATAGCACCTTTCGTTTTATTGGCTTTACGACCGTAACACCAAAAAAGACCGACAAACGCTATGCCATATTCGACCAAGAAGGCTTTTATGGCACATTTATCCGTCGATAACGAATACAATACTTTATCGACGGTTACGGGGTGTAATATGTTTGATGTGATTGTGGCAGTCATGAATGAGCCAATACCATTTTGGCTATCTCTGCTGTTTTATTATCTTGGTGGCTGGATATTTTATCAGCTAGGCAAGTCCAAGCAGAAGCCAATATCGTCAAAACAGCAGCTTATCCATCGCCCAAATAAGCAAAGGTACAAGCAATGAGCCAAGCACCCATTTGCTGTTTTCGCTGTCTTTGAGCCATTTGATGGATTTGTCCCAAATGGCGGATTGCAATGTTTGCAGATGTTCCCTGCCAGCTGGTGTAATCTCACAATATTCTAACAGCTCGCTACCGTCTGCCATGTCAGTAATGACACTATCCACCCAGCCTTGTGCTGTCATATCCTTAATGTGCAGAATAAGTGTGTCATAAGGCATGGTGCGCAGAACATGGTCAATGCCTTGTCGCCCATGCTCTGTTAGTGCCTGCAAAATAATTTTTGTTTTACAGCTCATCTTAATCCCTACACAAATTTTTCCTTGCGTTCTAACACCACCCCACGCACTTCAAAGGGCGTATGCCTACTGTCAATTACCGCATAATCTTCGTTTAAAGGCACGAGCTGTGAATAATCTCTGCCAATCTTTTCGTCAAATCCTTGGCGGTACTTCTTAAAAGTCATGGCATTCTCATAACCGCCCTCAGCACCCAGCCGAATGGCGATGACATAATCCCCCGCTTTGGCGGTACGATTGGGGTCAATGAGTATCAGGTCGCCCTCATGAAATCTTGGCTCCATGCTGTCGCCCTTAACTGTCAGCCAATAGATGCCCTCTGGATAATCCTCATCATAGACAGGCTCGGTCTCATCATATTGTAGCTCGCCTGTCTCATGAAAAAGCCCTGCCCGAACCCAAGTCAAAACAGGAGCATGACGCACAGCTTTGACCATGCTGTTACCAATGCGATCTTTATCTAGCCAATACCTAGGCAAATTAAAGCACTGCTCAATGCGAGCAGCCACACTATCGCCAATAATCTTTTTACCTGAAAAGTATTGGCTAACCTGACTGCCATTTGTCTCTATTTTTTCGGCAAACTGTGCCTTAGTCATATCATGACTTTCTAGAAGTCGATTGACATTCTCAACCCTGACTTCACTAATGCTTTTAAACATATTACACCTTTAAGGTAAAAATAAATAACATAATACCCTTTTTTATCTCAAAGGTAAATTTTCTATAAAGTAAATTATGCTTGATATTTTTTTACCTTAAAAGTATAATCACATTACTGTTTTACTTTTGGGATAAAATATGAATTTCTACGAGTTCTGGAAAGCACTAAATGCCGACGAGCAGCAAGCATTCGCCGATGAATGCGGTCTTTCCGTCAATTATATCGGCAATCAGCTCATTTACCGCAATAAATCCCCACGCCTTGGCACCCTAGAAAAAATGGCAAAGGCGAGCAAGGGAGTGTTTAGCTATCATGACTTATGCGATTTTTTTAAACCTGCCAAATAAAAAGCCCACTGGGGGCAACCAATGGGCTTTTAGTGTCAATTCAACAACTAACAGAATGTTTAACTAACGGAAACTATTATATGACAAACCTACCCCAAATTCAACCCCACAACACGCTCATTCAAGCGGTAAACGCTCGTGAGTTACACGAATTTTTGCAAAATAAACGCCAGTTTTCCGACTGGATTAAACAGCGTATCTCTGAATATGATTTTGTGGAAAATCAAGACTTTGTCAGTTTTTCACAAAATTGTGAAAAACCCAAAGGCGGTCGCCCAACGACTGAATACGCCATCACCCTAGACATGGCAAAAGAGCTCTCTATGGTCGAGCGTAACGAGCAGGGCAAGATGGCTCGCCGTTATTTTATCGAGTGTGAGCGTATCGCTCGTCAGGTCATGACTGCCCCTGTGCCAGTCCACCCCACCACGCCCACGCTGTCAAAGGCGGATTTTGCCATTTTGCAGACGGTGGTGCGTGATTTGTCAGCACAGATGGCATATCCTAAGGCGAGCGAGATGGCGATTTGGGCGAGACTGCGTGCGGTGTGCGATGTGTCTAGCATTCATAACATCCGTTATAGCGATATGTGGACGGTGCAGGGCGAGCTATCACGCATTGGGCGTATTTTGCGTCCTTATGCTGATTTTCGCAAATCCACCGAAAAAACCCTCATCAAACGCATTTGCCTAGGCGACCACAGTGCCGTCTGGGAAGCTGTCAAAGAGATGGACGATACCGCAGATGGCTTTTCATTGCTTGCTGATGATAAGGCATTTTGTGCTTTGGAGCGTTTAGCATTAGGAGCGAGCCATGAATGATAAACGCCCACCCCTAAACTTCGAGCATATCCAATCCCAAGCCAACGGCTACTATGTCAGCCGTATCTTTCCTGCTGTTGGGATTAAATTGCATTCAAACCACAAAAAACACCAACCCTGCCCGATATGCGGTGGCTCTGATCGTTTTCGCTGTGATGACAAAAACGGCACAGGTTCATGGATATGTAATCAATGCGGTGCTGGGAGCGGTTATACGCTCGTGCGAGACTACACAGGCAATGATGCGTACGACACACACGCCCTCATCGCTGATATTCTTGGCATTGATGGCGGTAAGCCCATTTCGGAAGCTGACCGTAAGGCATGGGCAAAAGCCCAAGCCGAGCGAGAACAGGCTGAAAAGGCAGCCAAAAAACAAGCTCGGCAAACCGCCGCCAAAACCGCCCAAGACCGCTGGCACACCGCCACACCTTGTGATAGCCACTCTTATCTGACCAAAAAAGGTGTACAGTCGCATGGCTTGCGTGTGGACAACAAGGGTAATCTGCTCATTCCTTTATATTTTCACAACACGAACACGGGCAACATCACGCTGTGCAATGTCCAGTCCATCGACCAAGATGGTAATAAGCTCTTTGTTAAAGGCGGTCTGGTCGGCGGTGCGTTCTGCACGCTGGGCGATGTGCTGGCAAGCGATACGATTTTTGTCTGCGAAGGCTATGCCACAGGGGCAAGTATTTATGAGAGCATCGCTGGCAAACACCCTGTCATCATCTCGTTTAACGCTGATAATATGGTAAAATGTGCGTCCATTGTGCGTACACTATACCCACAACATCGGCTCATCTTTTGTGCCGATGACGACAAAGCCGCCGAGATTAAGACAGGCAAAAACACAGGACTACAAGCCGCCGAGCAAGCAGCAGACATCGCACAAGGCGAGCTTATCAGCCCTGACTTTGGCAATGATGAACGCACCACGACTGGCGAGCTGACCGACTACAACGACCTGCACGCTCATTTTGGGCTTGATGTTGTCAAGGCTCAACTTGTCCACGCCCTAAATCGCCCACGCCCCAAAGTCATCACGGACACGCACGGCGGTTACACCCTAGATTATCTCAATGAAAACTTTGCTCAAATCAAAGACATCGGCAAAATTACAAACAAAATCTACGATTTGGCAAATCGCACCGAGATGACCAAAACGCATTTTATGGGATTGGTCGGCAAAGAACTGGCGAACGCGTGGCTGTTCGGTGGCAAACAAAAAACCATTGATCGCCGTGAAGTCCAAGACAACACCGCCGAACAATTTGCCGAGGCTTACGGCAGTATTTTTGAGCAGTATTGGTATATCCAAGGCACAAAAGAAGTGTTCAACTTCAAGACAGGAAAACGCCAGCCCATCGAGACACTTCGCCTTGAATTTCCCAACGAATTTGACGCATGGAATAAATCCAAAAACCGCCAAAAAGTCGAGTCGGACAACATCTGGTTTGATCCCACCAAAACCAAAGTCGCACCGATGGGCGAAAATTACATCAATACCTTCAAGGATTTAACTATTCAGCCCTTGACTGCGGTGGAGCTTGGCATTGACCCAGCACAGCTTGATGAACATTTTTTGTATGGCATGTGTTCGCCTGTGATTGATCTGCTCAAGCATTTGTGCGGCACGGATACCCAAGCCCTTGACTGGGTGCTAAACTGGCTGGCTATCCCTTTGCAGAATCTAGGCACCAAAATGGATACCGCCCTGATTGTACATGGACACATTCAAGGAGCGGGCAAATCGCTGTTTTTTGACCGCATCATGCGACAAATTTATGGTTCATATCTGCTCACGCTCGGTCAAGGGCAATTAGAAAGCCAATACAATGATTGGGTGGAAGGCAAATTATTCACGGTCTTTGAAGAGATTTTCCAAGGCAAAGACCGCTACAGCCACATGGGTATGATTAAACAGCTCATCACAGGCGACACCGTGTATATTAACAAAAAATTCATGAGCGGTTGGACACAGGACAACTTCGTTAATACCGTGTTTTTATCAAACGATATGCAGCCCTTATCTCTTGATGAGACCGACCGTCGTCATGTAGTACTGTACCCAACCGCCACCATTCCAGAACACATTCGCACCGCCGTCAGCGATGCCATCACAGACCCCGAACAAAAAATGATACGAGCGTTTTATACTTATCTGCTTTTGAAAAATATCGGCACACAAAACGCTCACAGCACCGCCATTGCCACGAATGCCAAAGCACGCCTGACCAAAATCAGCATGGCAAGTTGGGAGCGGTTTTATACTTTTTGGAAGACTGGCGAGCTGGATATTCCCTATGCTACCTGCCTGACCACCGATTTGTATGATTATTATGTGTTTTGGTGCAAGATGAACGGCGAGAGAGCCACGACTAGCACCAAACTTCTGACCTACATCGGCGTGCGTGAACGCAAAGAACGCATTCGCTATCAATACGACCTGCAATTTGGCGGCAGATTTCACACCAAATCTGGGCAGTCGATGGCGTTTATTATCGGTCTTGACACCGACAAACCAACCCAGCACACATTTGGGCTTTGCATTATGAAATTTAAAGGTGCTATAATCAACGCCCAAAAAGACCGTCTAACCCAAAAAGCGGATAGTAACCGCTCATCTCACGAAAATTCCAATCCATTTATTTAATTTTGTGCATAGTGTGCAGGGTTTGTGCAGGGTTCGCATAAACCCTGCACAGCCTTGTAAGCCTTGCCATGTCTAGCATTTAGCCTGCATTGTTCATAGTGCAGGCTAATTTTTTCTGTCCCTTATATGATTTTTTTATTTTAAAAAAAGTTTCTCAAAAACTAAAACAAACCCTGCACACCCTGCACACTTTTTAAAATCTTTATTAAAACCAATAGGTTATAAATGTAAAATCTGTGCAGGGGTTTGTGCATAGTTTAAAAATTTGACAAGACCCTGCACACCTTTTCATAATATCCAAAAATTTTAAGGATAAATCATGAAGCACAAAATCCCAAAACCCCAGCTCATCGCCGCCGCCGAAAGTTATGCAGGTGTCAGCCGATTTGCTGATGCCTGTTATCGCTATTATTTTTATCAGGATAAGACCGCTCACGCTCATTTATCATCATGTTTGTCGGTAGAGTTTGCCGAGCATCTGACCACCATTCCTGCCAAATATCATCAGCCAGTCGTACTTGCTGCACTGACTGAGCTGTCCTACCCAGCCAAGCCTAATGCCAAACAAACCTTTCCTGTCAAAGAACGAGCCTGCTGCATTGGTATTAGCCGCCGTCAGTACTACCGTCTGCCCTTTGATACCGCCATTGATGACATCATCAGCCATCTGACCGCCATCGCCAAAGTTGTGGCTGGCAAGGTGCAAGAGCAGCTGGGTAAAAACTTTCAAGCAGGCTATTGACAAGATGGCACACTTTTTAGTATCATTTTGCTATGATAGCCGTTTGGTATAGATAACGGGCATCATCATAATAAAACAACCCAAAAGCTCTTGTAGGTATTCGCTTGCAAGAGCTTTTTATTTGGCAAAACAAAACCCCTTGATACTGGACATATCAAGGGGTTTTTAATTTAAACCTAATTGCAGTAGGAATAAATCTTAACATGAATTTTAACATAGATTTCGGTCAATGGGTAGTCAAAATGCTAGAAAAATACGAAAACTCGCCAAAAGTTCGCTTCTTGATTAACTGGATTATCTTGTGCTTGACGGTGTTTGTTTGTACTGGCTTTATCAATGCGGTTAAGTGGTGGTAACAATGAAACTCCCCACCCTACAACCACGCCTAAAACCTACCCAATCCCACACCCCAAAGCGTAACTGGGGCAAAGGTCGTGGCGGTCGAGCTTGGCGACGACTTCGTGATGAAATCTTGGCAAGGGATAACTACACTTGCCAATGCTGTGGACGAGTTGGCGGTCGGCTTGAACTAGACCACATCGTCAATGTTGCCCAAGGCGGCACAGACGACAAGGCAAACCTACAAATCCTTTGCCATACCTGCCACAAACAAAAAACCCAGACTGAAAGTCAGGCGGGGGGAGTGCAACAATTTTTAAGCTGATTTCACGGACACCGAATCCTAACCCGTTTATAAAAAATTTTTCAGTTTGGAAAAAATCTCCCATTTTCTCCATGTAACATAGGTTACATAACTTTACATTATACAAGGTAATTCCCATGTCCCTAACCCCTAAACAGGCTCGGTACGCTCAGCTTGTGGCGAGCGGACTGGACTATCACACAGCAGCGATTGACGCTGGATGCAAGACACACGATGCCGCACGCAAGTTCGTGGCCGATATGGCAAAGCGCCCCAACGTCCAAGCCCACATCGAAAAGCTAAAGACCGTGCAGGCGCCAGCAGTTAATCGCACACTAGCAGCAGAGCAGCACGAAACACCGCTTGAATACCTAAAGTCGGTGTTTAATGATGCATCTGGCGCCTACACTCCAAAAGAAAAAATCAGCGCGGCGATTGCATTGCTGCCGTACACGGAGGCGAAAGTCGCCCCGATCGGTAAGAAAGAAGGCGAAATCGACATCGCCACTGAGCGCTCCAAATCTGGTCGCTTTGCCACACTGTCAAACCAAGGCGATATGCTGTCAGAGATGTATCAATGAAGTACATGCGCGCAGACGGCAAGGTAGCCGAGCTAGATTATCCGGCTGATGAGCATGGCATGGTATATATCAAGATAGATGGCGAATATCAGCTCGTACATTATGATGAGTTTATCACCGAATTTCGCCATATCCCGAAAGAATCTCAAAGGATTATCAATGACCCAACACAATGACATCGTTAATCATCCAGCGCATTACACGTCTTGTAAGTCTGGGATTGAGTGCATTGAGATTGCCGAGCTGTTGCCGTTTTGTTTGGGTAACTGCTACAAATACCTGCACCGAGCAGGATTAAAGGGCGATAAATTGACCGATTTGAAAAAGTCGCTATGGTACGCTCGCCGTGCTTATCTTAATGACGAAAAACTCCCCGAAAAGGCACGGGTTAGAATATTGGAAGTTGCAACTCATCAAGACTCACAAAAAAGAGATATTTTAACGCAACTCGCCCAAAAGCCTATTGGTGCATTTTACATATACTTGAAGTCTTATGTTAGCAAGTACGAACACCAATAATACAACAGCAACATGGACAACCGCTCTCCCTGACTGGGAGGAACGCATTGTTAAGGGCGAATCCCTTATCCCTTGCCAACCGCTTTTTCCTGCAATGAGTGAAGTTGCCTTGCGAGTTTTCAAAGAGTTGACACTGGTGGATGTGCGGGAATGTCCGAAGATTGGCGATGTTACAAGAGATTGGGTGTATGAGTTTGTCTCGGTCATCTTTGGGGCGTATGACCCTGCCACCAAAAAACGACTGATTAAGGAGTTTTTCTTACTGATCAGCAAGAAAAACACCAAATCCACGCTCGCCGCTGGCATCATGCTGACCGCTCTTATTCTTAACGAACGCCAATCGTGCGAGCTTGTGATTGTCGCACCCACAAAGGAAGTCGCCAATAACAGCTTTGGCCCCATGCGAGATATGATCAGGGTAGATAAGGAATTATCTGCCATTTTTAATGTCTCGTCGCACACCAAGACCATCACGCACCGCTCCACGCAGGCGACATTAAAGGTCATCGCAGCAGAAAGCGACAGCCTGGCAGGCGTTAAAGCAGCCTATGTGCTGATTGATGAGCTGTGGGTGTTTGGCAAGCGAGAAGGTGCAGGGGCAATGTTCCAAGAAGCCACAGGAGGTTTGGCAAGCCGTCCAGAGGGCTTTGTGATTTATCTGTCTACCATGTCGGACGAACCGCCCGCAGGCGTTTTCAAAGAAAAATTAGACTACGCAAGGGGCGTACGAGATGGTCAGATCACAGACGCACGCTTTTTGCCAGTGCTTTATGAATTTCCAAAATCGTACATTGAATCTGGTGAGTATATCAAGCCTGAGAACTGGTACATCACCAACCCCAATCTTGGGGCGAGCGTGGATCTGGAATATTTGATCGATACGATCAACCGAGCCAAAGAATCACACGAAAAAAACAACCTACAAACCGCCCTTGCCAAGCACCTAAATATCCCCATTGGCATTTCTCTCCGTGCGAACCGCTGGGCAGGAGCAGAATTTTGGGAAAATGCAGGTAAAGATTTTACGCTTGATGAACTCATTGAAAAATCGGAAGTCATCACAATGGGTGGCGATGGCGGCGGTCTTGATGACTTGCTTGGCTGTGCCGTTGTCGGACGCTTGCCCGCCCCAAAATACATCTACACGGACGACAATAATATCCGCCACGAAGTCAAGCAATGGTGGGTATGGGTCCGTGCGTGGTGTCATCCGATTGCGTTGGAGAGACGAAAACAGGACGAACCCCGCTACCGAGATTTTGAAGCCGATGGCGACCTTGTCATCGTGGAAAATATGGGCGATGATGTGGCGGAGTTTGCTGATATTGCCAAAAAGATTTTTGACAGTGGTAAACTTGACCGCATCGGGCTTGACCCTGCTGGGGCGAACGATATTGTCATTGCCCTAGAATCCATTGGAATTCCCAAAGACACGCACCTCAAAGGCGTAGCACAAGGCTGGAGGCTCGGCGGCTACCAAAAAGTGTGCGAACGCAAAATCGCCAGTGGCGACCTAACGCACGCAAATCAGCCCCTAATGGCGTGGTGCGTGGGCAATGCCCGAGTGAAATTGTCAGGCTCTGGCGTGATGATGAGTAAATCAGAAAGTGGCAATGGCAAGATTGACCCAGTGATAGCCATGCTAAACGCTGTGGCACTGATGAGCCAAAATCCCACGCCGCCAAAGTCGGCTGATGATGTGGGGGTGTATTTTTGATGTCGTATGTGCTATCATAATCTTATCCAATGATGAGATGTGCGATGCATATTGTATTAGATACGAACATTTTAGTCGGAGCGTGCAAAGGCTCTTATTATGCCAACCGCCTTTTGGTGGCGTGCCTAGAAGGTCGATTTACACCCCTTGTTGGCGTGGCACTACTGGCTGAATATGAAGGTGTATTGGCACGAGATGAGATTTTTACAGACAGTAATTTGTCATCTGATGAGCGAGATGAGCTGTTAAATGCCCTGCTTTCGGTCAGTAAATGGGTCAAGGTGTTTTATCTGTGGCGACCCAACCTAAAAGACGAAGCGGACAATCATCTTGTAGAGCTGGCTGTCGCTGGCAATGCTCGCTGTATCGTCAGCCACAACAAAAAAGACTTTCGTCAAAACGAGCTTGATTTTGGCATTGCCATTCATACCCCACAAGAACTGTTGGAGAGTGTATTATGAGCGTGATTACCCTAAGAATGACCGATGATAAAGCCACTCGCCTAAAATCGATGGCACAAGCACAGGGCATCAGCGTCAATCGCCTGATGGATGAGCTGACAAGTATGGCACTGACTGAATTTGATGCCAAAACTCGCTTTATGCTAAGAGCAAAGCAAGGAGATGCCAAGCGTGGCATTGAGCTGCTTGATAAGGCCTTACAAAAGCCTGCTTAATCATTAAAAATACAAACACCGTCAATATTGGCGGTGTTTTTTTATTCCCCAAAATTTGAGAAAACCAATGACAAAAGCCTACTCAACCTTAACCATCAAATCGGTAACAGATACCGATGACGAGCGCATCATCACAGGCATTGCGACAACGCCAAGCACTGACCGAGATGATGATATTTTAGAACCAGCAGGGGCAAAGTTTAATCTACCAATCCCCCTGCTTTGGCAACATAATCACAATCAGCCGATTGGCGAAGTGATACAGGCAACCATTACCGACAAAGGCATTGAGATTGTCGCCAAAATTGCCAAAATCGCAGATGACGGCAAACTCAAAGAACGCATTGATGAAGCGTGGCAATCTATCAAGTCTGGGCTTGTCAAATGCTTGTCCGTTGGCTTTAAAATCAAAGAATACAATTATCTGGAAGGCTCGTGGGGCTTGCACATTAAAGAGTGGGAATGGTACGAATTATCGGTTGTTACTATCCCTGCCAATGCCGATGCAGTCATCACAAGCGTCAAGCAGATTAAAGATGCGTTTAGCTTACCGTTGCAACCAACCCCAAATCCACCGATTAACCCCATTACACCACCACCAACCCAAACCACAATCACGAAAGCAACCCCCAGTAATGGTGCGGTTGCTTTAATTTTACCCACAAACGGAGTGAAACTTTTATGAATTACCAAGCACAACTGGTACAAATTAACGCCACCATCAAAGCCAAACACGCTCAAATTGGCGACATTATGACCAAATCCGTCGCAAACGGACACACCCCAAGCGATGATGACGAAGCGACCATCAAATCACTAGAAACCGACATCGACCGCCTTGAAAAGAATGCCGAGCGTTTGCAAAAACTAATTAAATCAGTAGAAACCGCCCCAAATCTGACCGAAGTCGGTGGCGAAAATCCAGAACAAGCGACCGCATCAGCAACGGGAGAACCCATCCCCCAAACCACCGATCAGACCAAAAGCGTAACAGTAGAATCCAACTTGCCACAAGGCGTTGGCTTTGCCCTGTTAGTCAAAGCGTCAGCGATTGCCACAAAGTCCAAAGGTGGCATCACCACTCGTGAAGTGCTACAAGGTTGGAATGCCCCCGACAATGTCATCAATGCCGCCACCCAAAAGGCAGTCATCGGCACAACCACCGAGACCAATTTTGGTAAAGAATTGGTAGATTATGCCAATTTGACAGGCGAGTTTATCGACCTTGTGCGTCAAAAAACCGTCGTGGATAAAATCGCTGCCCAAATGCGACAAGTCCCGTTCAATGTCAAAATCCCAATGCAGACCGCTAGTGGCTCGGTTGGCTGGGTGGGCGAAGGCAAAATGAAGCCAGTTGGCAACCCACAATTTGGCTCAATGACCCTATCACACGCCAAAATCGCAGGCATTGTGCTGTTATCAGATGAGATGATTCGGTTTAGCAATCCAAAAGCTGACCAACTGGTGCGTGATGACTTGGTGGCGACAGTGGCAGAGTTTATTGATCAGCAGTTTTTTGACCCTGAGAAAGCAGAGACTGCAGAATCCCCTGCGTCTGTGCTCAATGGCGTGTCTGCCATCACAGCGACAGGTACGACGAGCGACAAGGTGGATGCTGATTTGCAAACCCTAATCGCTCAAATCGTCGATAGTGGCTTGACCCTAGAAGGTGCGTACTGGGCGATGAGTGAAACTCGTGCGATGCAGCTGTCTGGTATGCGTGATGCGTTGGGTCGTACTTACTTTGAAGGCATGAGCCTTGTGGGTAATCGCTCGCTGAAGGGCTTGCCAGTGGTAACGAGTGGTCAGCTTGCCGATAAGATTGTCCTAATCGTACCAAGCCAAATCCTGCTTGCCGATGATGGCGGTGTGGATTTTTCGGTGTCGAACGAAGCGACCATCAATATGGGCGAAGAACGCACGCCAAACTTGGTAAATCTGTTCCAAAACAACCTAACGGCAATCCGTGCCGAACGCTTTATCCGCTGGAAAAAACGCCATGCCAAGGCGGTCGGCTTCATCAAGTACACAGGCTAAGTCCTACACCAAACCTAAAAAACAGTCCAAAAATGGGCTGTTTTTGTGATGGATAAGTCATTTATTCATCACAAAAACAGCAGATTAAGGGGTTAAAAATGCAAATCAAATACTTAAAAGACGCACCGCTTGGGGCGACAGGCGAAACGGCTGATGTTCCAGATGACCAAGCTAAAGTGCTGATCACGCTTGGTATTGCCGAAGCCTTGACAGACAAAAAGCCTAAGCGAACCAAAGCAAAAACCGACAAAACCGCAGAATTGGAACTTTCCTAATGGGCTTTTTTGATTTATTCCGTAAAAAATCGCTCGACCCTGTATCAACTGGCGGCAGCCACTGGCTATCCATCATCAACGAACCCTACACAGGGGCGTGGCAAAAAAACGATGAGCTAAAACGCACCGATTTAACCAGCTTTCATGCGGTGTTTGCGTGTGTGAGCCTGATTGCCACCGACATCGGCAAATTACGCATTCGCACAAAGTCGGTGCAAAATGGCGTGCTTTTGCCTGCGAAATCTCGTAGCCAAGCAATCCTGCACCGTCCAAACAAGCATCAAACTTGGCAGCAGTTTGTGGAAAACTGGGTCAGCTCCAAGCTACTGCGTGGCAATGCCTGCATTTTAAAGCAACGAGATATTTTTGGTGATGTATGGCAACTTTATGTCCTAAATCCTGACCGTGTTAAGGTTTTGGTGTCTGATAAGGGCGAAGTGTTTTATCAAATCAGCACGGATAGACTGTACGGATTAACTGATACCACCGTACCAGCAAGCGAAATCATTCACGACCGCTACAACTGTTTTTACCACCCACTTGTGGGTCTTTCGCCATTGACGGCGTGTCATTTGAGTGTGGGGCTTGGGCTTTCCATTCAAAACCAATCTCGCACGCTGTTTGGCAATAATTCTCGCCCAAGTGGGATTTTATCCGTCCCTACAGAAATCAGCCAAAGCAAAGCCGACGAAGTCAAGGCAAAATGGCAAGCCAATTATAGCGGTGTCAATCGTGGCGGTATTGCGGTGCTTGGCTCTGGAACAAAGTATGAGCCAATCGCCATGAGTGCATCAGACACTCAAGCCATCGAACAGCTAAAAATGAGCAGTGATACCGTCTGCTCAGTGTTTCATGTGCCAGCCTTTAAGGTGGGCATGGGTGAGGCAAAGGCAGGTCAAAAAGTCTCGGATTTGAACGAGATTTATTATTCGGACTGTTTGCAACACTACATCGAGGCGATTGAGAACCTGCTTGATGAGCATCTTGACCTTGAAAAAGGCGTGGAATGTGAAGCTGACCTTTCGCCTTTAATCCGAATGGACTCAACAAGCCAAATTCTGTATTTAAAAGAAGGTACGATGAGCGGTATTTTTAGCCCCAATGAAGCAAGGGCAACACTGGGTTTACCGCCTGTGGTCGGGGGCGAGTCGCCACTCATGCAACAGCAAAATTACAGTCTGTCAGCCTTGGCCAAACGAGATAATAGCAACAATCCTTTTGGTAATGCACCTAATGAGCCAAAAGCCGAGCCTACCGAACCACAAAAAACGGTCAAGCCCCGTTTACGCATTCGTGGCGTGCTGGATAAAGGGAATCAATCATGAGTGAATTTGCAAGCCTTGATGAAGTCAAACACCATCTACGCTATGACGATGATGCTAGTGATGTAATTTTAGCCATTTTTCTACAAAGTGCAGAATTGGCGGTCAAAAATTACATTACCGACAAGATTACTGATGATATGTTACCGAGTCTCAAAGTCGCCACGCTTTTGATGGTGGGTTATCTTGATGACAATCGCAATAGCGAAAATGGGGCAAATCATGGCAACTACCTACCGCCAGCGGTGCGTCAGATGTTAGCTCCGTATCGCACACCTACCTTTTAGGACAAAATAATGAAAGCCACGCCACTCCGACACCGCCTAAAAATTTACCGCCAAACTGCCAGCCGTTCATCTTTGACAGGGGCAGGAAAGGTCAGCCAATGGGAGCATAGTTTGACCTTATGGGGGCAGTTTACGCCCCTATCGGTCAAAGACATCATCAAAGGGCAAGCCGAGCAAGTCAACATCACCGCACGAGCCACCATTCGCCATCGCACCGATATTGATGGCACCATGCGTGTGCAGCACGCAGGGCGAATGTATGAGATTGTCGGTGAGCCTTTGGCGGATAATAATACAGGGCGTGCGTATCTGACGCTTATGTTGAGAGGTGTCACATGAAAGCCACGGTAAAAGTTGAAGGATTAAAAGAGCTGGATCAAGCCTTAGGTGAGCTGGATCGTGATTTGCGTGGGCGTGCGATATATCAAGCACTCAATTTCGCCACCAATCCCATTGTCAAAGAAGCCAAAGCTCGCGCTCCTGCCACCGAAGCTGCCTATCGCCGTTATATGTCTAGTGGGCAAGGCGAAGGCAAAACCACACACACTAAAGCAGGCAAAAAACGCCGTGTCGCCACCAACCGAGCCAAGCGTGGTGAGGGTCGCTATGTCATGCAGCAAGCTGGGCTACTGCGTAAATCCATTCGCCGTCAAAGACTTACCAAAAACAGCCGTGAGCGTCATCGTGCCGCCGTCGGTATCGGTATCCATCTAAAAGGCAAGACGGGCGAAACCGCCTTTTACTGGCATATGGTAGAGCGTGGTACGGTGAATATGCCAGCTGTGCCATTTTTGCGACCTGCTTTTGACCACAACAAAGACGAAGCGGTGGAGCGATTTAAACAAAAATTAGGCGAGCGGATTGATAAATTCAAGTAAGTTTTTTTTAAAAGGTTGAGCCAATGAACGCAAGCACCCTGATCTACACCGCCTTATCGCCTTTGGTGGCAGGACAAGTCTACCCGCACTTCATACCAGAGACGGCAGACGACACACCGCCTTATGTTGTCTATCAAATCGTCTCAACACTGCCCATCACCACGCTGGGCGGCATCACGCATCATGAGCGGGTGCGTGTGCAGATAGACGCTTATCACAGCGATTATGATGAGCTGCTTGCCTTGTATGGCGAGATTTTAGATAGATTTGATGAGCTGCCCATGAGTGAGCATGACGGCACTCATTTTAGTCATGATGATGGTCTGTATCGTGCCAGCATTGATGTATTTTTTAACCACCAAACCAAACCCAATCAGCCAAACGAGGAGTAATATATGGCTAAAAATGTCGCAAACCTAACCGACAGCTTCTACACTTTGTCTGTCTCCACCAGCGATGATGACTTTAAAAAAGTCGAACACTTACAAAAATGCGGCGTCCCCACCGAAGAAAAGGTGCTCGATGATGTAACCGCCACCGATGACAAACGCACCATCAAAGCACCGGTTGAATTCAAAGAAGAGTCCGAAGTTGAGTTTGAGTTTGTCCACGAACCCAACGACGAAGGACAAAAAATCATCAACGCCGCTTTCGAGTCAGGCGCAGAGTTGAACTTTAAGCTCGAATTTACCAAGGCCACCAGCGAGGGACGCAAGTTTAAGGGCATCATCTCTAAGCTATCTATTGATAATGAAGACACCAAGAAAAAACTGCGCAAAACAGGCACCATCTCCATCACAGGCGATGTTGCCAAAATCGGCTAACTCAAACAGTTCATTCAGACAAAAAGGAAAACCCAATGAAAAAATCTACTTTACTTAATAAAATCAAATCTCTAAGCAAACCAACGCAGGTAAGCATTGATGGCATTGATGGCATTGATGAACCGTTGTTTATCCGCCGAATTTCTGTGGCAGAGCAAAGCAAACTTGCCAAATTGGCAGACGACCAAACAGCAGCTGCTGTGGCATTGGTGCTGTATGGCGTGTGCGATGAAAAAGGTGAGCGTCTGTTTGATGATGACGATGCCAAAGAGATTGAAGATTTGGACTCAAAAACTGTCGGACAAATCGTTGAAGCGGTCAGTCGAGTCAACTTTGGCACGGTGGAGACGGCAGAAAAAAACTCATAACCGACCATGAGCGTCGGTTTTTGTTTAAATTGGCATTGGCACTGGGGCGGACGGTAGGCGAGCTAGAACACAGCTTATCTTATGAAGAGCTTATCTGCTGGCAAGCCTACGACCGCCTAGACCCATTTGGTGGGTATCGCCAAGACATTCAGACCGCTCATCTTTTGTATGCCAAATTGGGCAATGATGACAACACCATCACTGACTTTTTGCCCATTGACCCAAACCCCATGAACGATGAGATGCGTGAAGAGTACGAGCAGTATCAAGCAGAGCGACAAGCCCAAAAAGATGCCGAAGCACTGATGGCGATGTTTGATCGGCTTGAAAAGGCGTAAGGATTAGGGTATGATGAGATGAGCGTTTGTGATGTGGAGTTCCCATGCGGTTACAATTCGTTGCCTCTGATGATTTTGATAAAAAAAGCCCTTTGTATTATATGCTGGGTGGCTTTTCCTTAAAGTGTATTCACACTGGCAAAAATATCGTACTGCGTCAAGAAAACCTTGCCCAAGTCAATGAAATCATCACTCAAGATGGCGATTATCAACCATCAATGATAGATGGTGCGTTACTTGGTGGTGCACTGGCAATCGCTACCGAGAGTATGTTTGCTGGTATGGCAGGTGCTGTGGTTGGCTCATTATTGGGTGCGAAAAAAATGCACTTATTACAGCTTATTTTTGATGATGGACGCAGTTTAATTGTTAAAGCCAGCAGTAAAGATACCCAAAAAATCAAGCATCACGCCAAAAGCACAGACTACCTAACTTTGGGTGGATAATGCCGATAAAATCAACGCAAAGCACTCGTAATGAGTGCTTTTTTATTGGAGAAATTCATGTCATTGGGTATTGAGATTCATGTAGCGGCAAACACCGCTCAATTTACCAGAAATATCAGCAAAGTCGGCAAGCAATCAAAGCAAGCCGCCCAGCAGATGCAATCTTCCATCACTCATGCCACAAGCCAAGCGTCTAAAGGCATGAATAACTTAACACAGCACACCCAGCAAGCCACCTTGGGTCTTAACAAGCTATCTAAGATGGGTGGTATTATTGCCAAAGGAATTGCAGCTGCTACAGGTGTATTTGCTTCTGTCAGTAGCATGGTGTCTGTACGCCGTGAGTTTGATGTTTTAAATGCAAGCCTGATTACTGCCACAGGTTCGGCACAGGCAGCGTCCGAGCAAATGGACAAGCTTAAAGACTTTGCCCAAACCACGCCATATGACTTGGCACAAGCGGTTGATGGTTTTGTTAAGTTAAAAAATTTAGGGTTAAACCCATCAATTAACAGTATGACCAGCTTTGGTAATACAGCGTCTGCAATGGGCAAAGACTTAAGCCAAATGATTGAAGCGGTCGCTGATGCCACAACTTTTGAATTTGAACGCCTAAAAGAGTTTGGCATCAAGGCAAGCCAGCAAAAGGATAAGGTTGCCTTTACCTTTCAGGGGATTACTACCGAAGTAAGTAAAAATGCCGATGCCATTCAGGATTATTTACTTAATTTAGGCAATGTCAATTTTGCTAGTGCAATGGCAGAGCGAATGAACACCCTAGATGGGGCAATTGCCAATCTTGAAGGAAGCTATAAAAACCTGTTACTCGCCATCGGTGATGCCAAAATCATCGGTGACACCAGTTTTATGGATTTACTCAAACAGGCTGCGTTTGGCTTATCCACCGCCTTAGATTGGGTAAGTCAAAATATCCAAGCCGTCATGGGGGCAGCACTCATGGCAGTACTGGCATTTTCTCGTGGTGCGATCGTCGGCATCGTACGGCTTGGCACGACATGGGTGGCACAAAACACCCAAAAAATCGCCAGCAACATCGCTGCCGCCACCAGTACCGAGCGACTGGGCAATGCTTTGATGTCGCTGCTGTCAGGCACGACATCCACCCAAATTCGCATACACCATCTGACCGTCGCCATCAAAGCAAAAACAGCGGCAAGTTTAGAATTTATTCGCCAAACACCCGCACACATTGCAGCACTGAAAGCATCAGGCACACAAGCACTTGCCACCGCTCGCAATTTTAGTGTGATGACTGCCACAAAAAAAGCAAGCATTGCATCAGCAACCCTGCTGGGTCGAGGTGTGATGGGTATTGGCACCGCCTTAACCTCACTAGGTCGCATCCTCCTAAGACATCCTTTGATGGTGATTGCTGGCGTCATCTCTGCCGTCATTGTACGCACAATGGGACTACAAAAGGCGATGGATAGCCTGTCTGAGGCGACAGCGGTACTGGGCGAATTGCTTGGGCAGATGGTCGATGCTGGCATTAAAGGATTTAAATGGCTTGGCGATGTTACGCTGGATTTTTTTAGTCGTTTTAGATCAGATGGCAAACAGTCCACCAATCAGGTCTTGGGCTTTTTTTGGTGGCTGTTTAAAGGCACTCGTGGTGGCTTTGTGGGGGTCTTGCAAGTCATCGCTCGGGTATTTGATTTGGCATCAGCGACCATCAAGACTTTTTGTCAATATGCCTTTAAAAACATCAAATCACTAGGCACGGCAATCGCTAATGTGTTCAAGGGCATTGGTAATTTTGCCATCTCTGTCTTTGAAGGTCTCATCAATCATATCAGCAAAAAAATCAATGTTCTCATCGATGGCATGAATGCGGTGTCTGATTTTTTTGGTGGTGGGCAAATCAAGCGATTAGATTCGGTGTCCTTTGGGCGATTGAGCTATGGCAGCATAGACTTTGGCGTGGCTGGGTTTTTTGATGCAGTCAAATCAAACAATAACCAGTATCTTGAAGGCAAATTACTCGCTGCCCACGACAAAATAACAGATGCCGCCAACCAATCCAAAGACGCTCACGATGATTTGGCTAGTTCACTGGATGCCACCAGCAAGGCGAGCGAAAACGCCACCAAGAACACCAAGAAAAACGAAAACGCCCAAAAGTCTTTGACCGATGCCATCAAAGAACAATACCTATCATGGCAAAAGCTACGCTATGAGATGGCACACCCCTTAAATCTTGAGATCGACAAGGTAAACTGGGAGATTGCCAACGGCAAGTTTAAGGGCATTGACGAGGCACTAAAAAAGCAGCTGCAAGACGCCGCACGAGCGATGGACCTTGACATCATTCATGATGAGCTGGACAAGCTGGTACAGCAGACCGCAATCGATAACATGAACCGTGGGCAGACAGGCAAATTGGCTGAGCTGTTAGGACATCTTGACAACTCACGCCATAAGTTCTCCTTACTCAAAGATGAAGTGATCGAGTTTAACGAACAAGGCAAACGGGTTATCAAGACCACAGGAAAGCTGGGCGTTGCTTTGTCGCAGATGGCGCTGGCAGATTGGCACGAATACGCTCATGCGTCCAATCAGAGCATCGGTGAGCTTGACAAGCAAATCGAGCTGGTCAAGGCTAAGGGGGATTTTAGTAAAGAGCTGCTTGCGTTTGAGCATGAATACCAAGCCACGCTTGATAAATATGCCCACTTAGCAGAGCTTGATGATACCAAAGCATACACACTCATAAAAAATCAAGCCAAACAGCTCAAGCTACGCCAACAGATGCTTGCCACACAGACCGCTTATCAAGACATACTTGATGGCTTGCAAGATGAAGAGAGTAAAAAACTTGGCACATTGCAAAACCAGCTTGATGTCATCGCCAAGCAGCACAAGCTCATGCAGAGTATGCCACAGATGAGTAGTGCCATCGACCCACTCGATGCCAGTTTTGGCGTGCTTAATCAGGCACTTGATTTGCCAAGCGTACCGATGAATGCTATGGAGCAACTAGAATCTGAGCATCAAAGCAGACTTGATATGATTAAGGGTTTTTTGGAACGGCAACAAGAGCTGTACAAGGGCAACGAAGACGCTTTGACACGCATCACCGAGCAAGGCGAACAGGCACGAACAGCGGCAAAACAGCACTACGAGGAGGCCAAAAACAAGCTCATACTGACAGAGTCTGAAAGTCTGTTTGGCTCACTCGCCAGCATCGCCAGAGACGGACTTGGCGAGCAGTCTAAGGTCTACCGTGCGATGTTTGCCATGCAACAGGGCTTTGCGATTGCACAGGCAGGTCTTGCCATGCAACAAGCCATTTCAAAGGGTCTCGCCAAAGGCTTTCCGACAGGACTTAGCGATATGGCGTTGGCGGTGTCGCATGGGGCGAAAATCATCAGTGCTATCAAGTCGGTGGTTATGCCAGTCGGTCAAGCCCATGACGGCATCATGTCTGTGCCAAAATCAGGCACTTGGAACTTAGAAAAAGGCGAGCGAGTATTACCTAAACACACCGCCAAAGCCCTTGATGACAAATTAAATAACTTACAAAACGGTGGTGGTGTTGTTATCAACCAACATATCACAATCAATGCGGATGGCTCGCATGATGTTAAAGATGATACTCAAAACCAAATGGGGCAAGCCTTTAAAGCAGGTATGCTCGCACTTATTCAAGGCGAGATGCGACAAGGTCGCTCCATTTATAACTTCGTCAAAAATGGACGATAAGGGGATGAAATGAGCCTGAAAACCTTCACTTGGAAAATGAACATGGGAGCGTCTGCCAGCACTCGCCATGCGGTCAGTAAGACGCAGTTTGGCGATGGCTATGCCCAAAGGGTGTCTTTTGGCATCAACAACAAACGATGTGATTGGAGTGGTAGCAAAACTGGCGACTGGGCGACCGTCATTAAGCCAATCATGGATTTTCTCGATGAACATAAAGGCATCATACCTTTTCTTTGGACGAATCCGCACGGCGAAACCAAAAAGTACATTTGCCAAGATTATGATGTTAAACAACGCAAAGGCAACTTTTGGGAAGTCAGCCTAAAATTTGAACAAACTTTTTAGGGCGATATAACCCCTTTTGTGGGGTTATATCGCCTTGACAACCGCCCCATTTGGGGCTTTTTTAATGGAGAAACGCCATGAGCGAACAAAACCTAACCACCCTATCACGCATTGAAGCGCGTACATTGCAATCATTTATCAGCCAAATTGATTTTTGGAGGGCCCAACACGGCGATAAAGCCGATATTGTAGAGATTGTTTATTACCCTGAAGATGAAGGCTTTGAAGTGGCGAGCAACGAAGCCAACAACGGCATTTCAAAACGCAACCGTGCCAGCGTGTTCCGCACTGAGTTATTGTCTTGGGCGGCTAACCAGTTGCGTGATTTGCAAGGCTGGGATAAATCGAACACAGTAACAGCTTTTTCTGTTTCTTATAAAGACGACACCTTTGGCGTGGCGGTAGAAGTTGTGCCGACGGCAAGCCTAGGCAGTAAAACCGAGCCAACCGACGAACTGGCAGACGAAGAAGCATAACACAAGCAAAGACGGAAAAATTTACTTTTCCGTCTTTTATTTGGAGGGCTTATGCCATTAAACAGCGACTTTCAAAAATTATCCGTCGATGGCGTGGTAACGCTCTTTGAGCTGGATGCAAGTAAACTTGGAGCGGGCATTTTACGCTTTCACGGACATAATCACGAGCGTAATGACAGCGTGATTGTCTTTCGTGGCAAAGAATACAACCCCCAAGCTCTAAATGTCACAGGGCTTGAAATGCGGTCAGACGGCAGGGCAAGCACCCCCACGCTGACCCTTGCCAATAACATCGCAGGGGTACAAGGTGCGGTGTCGGCGTATTGCTTGCAGTTTAGCGATTTTGCCCATGCCAAACTTACCGTCATCACCACCCTTGCCAAATACCTAGATGCGGTTAATTTTGACGATGGCAACCCTACCGCTTCCGATGAATGCAAAGAGCAGATTTGGTTTGTGGAGCAAAAAACAAGCGAAAACGCCCAGCAAGTAACCTTTGAATTATCCAACCCCATTGACCTTGAAGGCTTAAAAATCCCTGTGCGTGAGATTAACAATTACTGTTATTTGGCGATGCATGGGCTGTATCGCTCGGAGGCGTGCGGTTATACAGGCGTTGAGATGTTTGACGAAAACGATAAGCCTACTGATAACCCAATTTTGGATAAATGTGGTGGGCGTATGAAATCGTGTGTGCCGATTTGGTAAAAACAAGCCCTTGCCGTTTGGTGGGTGTCCAGCGAGTGGTTTGATTGGGGTATAAATTTGCTAAGATTTTACAACCTGTGTTAGAATAGAGCAACCCAAATGGAAACAAGCAAATATGCAACCTAAAAGCAAAGCCTATGAAGCCTATGAATGCCTGCAAAACTATCAAGGATTAACCAATCCTAATAGTTTGCAGTTTTATTGTTGGTTAAATCAAGATGTTCCAAGCCTTTTGAGTGCAGACCCTAAAAGTGCCTATGTTTTAAAGTCATTTGCTCATATCTTAATGGGTAATCCTGCTCAAGGTTTGTACGCCATGCAAAATGCCAAACAACTGGGCGAACATCACGCCACGCAAAATATCATGAATATTTTACACAGCATGGGCAGATTTGATGAAAGCAGTCAAGTTGCCAAAGAAATATTACAACAAAATCCCCATGATTTAGAAAGCGTGTCATTATTACTGTCTCATGCCCTATTGCATTTGGATATTAATAAAGTCCATGAAGCCATGCAATATTATCAAGGGGATAACCAACAAATCATGCACAAAAGCCAAATGTATATCCAAGAAATTAATAAAAGAATAGATATGATTAATGAATTAAGCATATCCAAAAAAACGGTTGTTGATATATTAAATCATATTTATGTGTTTTTGTCGGATAAATATGTGGGCGATAATTATTTGTCATTTGATTATGGTTATACAGAAATTGGGGGGTATTTAGAGATTAATGTTTGTTTAAATAATTTATCTGCCGATGATTCTGTGTCTCTACAAGACGGATTTTTAGATGTACTGATTGACAGCGAGTTAGACTATCGTGATTATAAAGACATCTTAGTTAACTTTTCATCAGAATGTAGTACGGAGCGTGCCTAATGTCAGTAACAACGACCGATTTGTACGAAACCGTCAATCTGCTATTTGGCGATATTGATAGTACATCGTCAGAGGCACTTTGGCGAGCGTATATCAATCGCAGTTATTATGTGCTTTTTCATGAATTAAGATTGGCAATGGAGCAAGCAGACATTAGTACTAACCAGTACAAAACAGGCACGCATGATAATTTATACATGATATTGGACGAAATGGCAGTCAGAGACAAGCCTATTAAAAAGTTGGCGTTGCAATTTAAAGATTTTTTAAAAAAGCGACATAAATCAGATTATAAATTGCATGAACACATTACTTGGACGGATGTTGTCATGGCTCAAAAATACGCACGAGAATTGCCAGAGCTTATCGCAAAATATATCAAATAACCAAACATAATCCACCAACCGCCCCCAAAAGGCGGTTTTTTATTGGACAACATAAATGAAGCTCACCAAACCCCTAAAACAAGCCATTATCTCCCACGCCTTTGACTGCCATCCTGCCGAGTGCTGTGGCGTGATTGTGAATAACAAATACATTGCCTGCACCAACACCGCCACCGACAATGAACAATTTACCCTTGACCCCAAAGATTTTGCCCGTGCCGAGGGTATGGGTGAAATCCAAGCGATTGTACACAGCCACCCAGACGGCGGTGTGTTACCGTCCGATTTGGACAAATTGCAAATTGAGCTACACGGCGTGCCGTGGGTCATCGTGGCGGTGTCAAAACAAGATTATGCCGATGAACCGAGCTTTGGCGTGTATGAGCCGTGCGGGTATAAACCGCCACTTTTGGGGCGAAATTACATTCATGGCGTGCAAGACTGCTATGCCATTGTGCGTGATTTTTATAGCCGTGAATTTGGCATTGATTTACCAGACTTTGAGCGTGCAGACGCTTGGTGGGAAGACCCCAATCACGCCCCACTGTATGAGCAGAACTTTGAAAAAGCAGGCTTTGTGGTGGTGGATAAAAACCAACTGCAATACGGCGATGTCTTACTGTGCCGTGTCGGACGCACGCACCACGTCAATCATGCGGTCATTTGGCTTGGCGATAAGGGTGCATTAACAAGCGAAACCACACCGCCTTGTGTCGGCAATACCCTAATCCTGCACCACCCCTACGGACGGCAGTCCGTGCGTGAGATTTATGGCAAGGGGTGGGCGGATAGGACGGTGCTTGTGGTGCGTCATCGCTCGTTTATGTCGTCTGCCCCCACGCTTTGACAGCTTGCATGATGATGGCAGAGCGTGAAAGTCCTGTTTTTTCAGATAAAACGGTCAGCTCGTCAATAAATTCGGTGGGAAACTTATAGCTTGCCACCTTTACGCCACGTTTGGCATCAGAGTCAGCTTGAATTTGAGCTTTGGTTTTTGGAGTTTTGACAATTTTAGGCATGATGCTTGACCTTTGTTTTAAATTATCTTATGATAATAGGTAAGGAGTGGCTAGGCGTTTCCACCTAACCTGCCTTGGCGACTGGTACTCGCTTTAGGCTTTTACTGTTAGTAAGCTGGATAGCTTAGCAACAGCAGAGCGATGATTACGAGGATTTCAAGGGTCGTTTTCATCGTTTTACTCCTTGTTATGATGGTAACGATGGCTACCATCTTACCAATCAAGCAACCCTTGCTTGATGTGTTATATTATAGTAAATACTACATTAAAAGTCAAGTAATTTATACACTTTTTTTGCAAAAATGTTAAAAATTGTATGGGTTATTTGGCTTTTTGTTGTGCAAAATAACAGATTTTTAACCGCTCATGATTCATCGTGGGCGGTTTTTTATTGGAAGAATCAAGTCATGAAAACCATCATCTTACACGGCATCTTAGCCAAAAAATTTGGCAAATCTTTTAACTTAGCGGTGGATAGTACAAAGGAAGCCATGCGTGCTTTATGTGTGCAACTGGCAGGTTTTGAAGAGTTTATGATGAATGCTCACAGACAAGGACTGCGTTTTGCCGTCTTCCATGACAAACACAACATCGGTGAAACCGAACTTGAGATGACTCACACCGCCAAGATTATCCGTGTCGTGCCAGTGGTGGAAGGCTCAAAAAAAGCAGGTTTGCTTGAAACCGTCCTTGGAGCGGTCATGGTGGTCGCTGGTGTCGTGGCGACAGGCATGGGCTTTGCCCCTGTGGGGACGGCACTCATCGGTGCAGGTATTGGCATGATGGTGGGTGGTATTTCTCAGATGCTCATGCCGAAGGTAGATACGCAGGACAATAACCAAGATGGTAATAAGGCAAACAAAGGCTTTGGCGGTGCGGTAACAACGGTGGCACAAGGCAATCCCATTCCGATTTTGTATGGCGAGCGAGAAATTGGTGGATTTATCCTGTCGGCAAGCCAGCTACCAGAAGACATGATGTAACCAATAGCATAACCCAATTTGACAGATAACAAGGATAAAAATGAACATTCACGGTGCTAAAAAAGGCGGTGGCAAACAAAGACAGCCTGTCATCGCCCCTGACTCTGCTCAGTCCAAAGCTTTTATCAGTATCATGTATGGCTTGGGCGAAGGCGAGATTGCAGGTTTGGCAAATGGCTATCAATCCGTCTATTTGGAAGACACACCCTTACAAAATGACAATGGCGAGTTTAATTTTCCCAATGTCAAAGTGGATTTTCGCACAGGCACGAACGACCAAGAGTACATTGAAGGCTTTCCAGATGTGGCAAGCGAAACAGCGGTTAATGTCGAGCTAAAACACGGCACACCCTTTGTTAAAGCCTTTAATAATCTTGACCTTGATGCTCTGCGGGTGCGTCTAAAATGGGGAGCGTTGCGGTCGCAAGACCGTGAAAATGGCGATGTGTCAGGCGTAAAGATTGATTATGCCATCGATGTCAAAACCGACAACGGTGGCTGGGTGGAAGCCATAAATACATCCATCAATGCCAAAACATCGGATGCTTACGAGCGTAGTCACCGTATTGACCTACCAAAATCTGGGGCAGGCTGGCAGCTTCGTGTTCGCCGTATCACACCGAACAGCACTAGCGAATTTATCTCAGATAAAATGTACATCGCTGCCATCAGTGAAGTGATTGACTTAAAACTTCGTTATCCCAACACCGCTCTTTTGGGGCTAAGATACGATGCCGAGAGTTTTAGAAATGTCGCCAAAATGTCGGCTCGTTGTCGTGGTCTTATCATCAAAGTACCAACGAACTACGACCCTGTGGCTCGCACCTATACAGGTATGTGGGACGGACAATTTAAGATGGCGTACAGCAACAATCCAGCGTGGGTCTATTATGACCTATGTACCGCCGAACGCTATGGGCTGGGTTCTCGCCTGACCCAAAGCATGATTGATAAATGGTCACTGTATCGTCTCGCCCAATACTGTGATGAAATGGTGGACGATGGCATGGGTGGACAAGAGCCACGCTTTACGGTCAATGTCTATATTCAGTCAGCGGACGGTGCATTTGAGCTGTTATCTAGACTCGCTGGCGTATTTCGTGCCATCTCCTACTGGGACGGCAACAGCATTGTACTAGATGCGGACATTCCCCAAGACAGCATTTATTCATTCAGCCGTGCCAATGTCATTGATGGCGTGTTTGAATACACAGGCACACGCTCTCGTGACCGCCGCACCGTGGCAAAGGTGGCGTGGGATAATCCTGCCAATCATTTTAAGACCGAATACGAGTATGTCAGAGATGAAGCAGCGATTGCCAAGTTTGGCGTGCGTGTGGCGGACATCGCTGCGTGGGGCTGTACTTCTCGTGGGCAAGCCCAGCGTGCAGGACTTTGGGCGTTAAAATCCGAACAGCTCGAAACTCGCATGGTAACTTTCAAAGTTGGGCTTGATGGGCTTATCCCCGCCCCCGCCAAAGTGATTGAAATTAGCGATGAGTTATTTGCAGGGCGTGCCACGGGCGGTCGTGTGCTTGCGATTAACAAAACCAAAACTGTGATTACCTTAGACCGTGCCATCACCGCCAAAGCTGGCGATACCCTTGTCATCAACGGCGATGATGGGGTCAGCCAAAGACGGCAAATCCGCTCGGTCAGTGGCGACAAAATCACGGTAACAAAAGCCTTTGGCAACATCAGTGTGGAAAATGTCTGGGTGCTGGATAGTCAAGACCTTGCCACGATGAAATTTCGTGTGCTGTCGGTAACGGCTGACGATAACCACACTTTTACCATCACTGCCGTGCAGTATAACCCTGCCAAATACGATGCCATCGACCATGGTGCGTACATTGACGAGCGTCCGATTAGCGTCATCAATCCGACCGTGCAAGCCCCCACAAAGTCGGTCAATCTGTCAAGCTATCACACGGTCAATCAAGGCGTGAGCATTACCACCCTTGTCATCGGCTGGGAACAAGTGGCTGGTGCGGTCAAATATACGGTTGAATGGCGAAAAGACAACGGCAACTGGCAAACCCTACCACCGACAGGCACAAACAGCATTGAAATCACGGGCGTGTACGCAGGGCAATATGAAGCCCGAGTAACGGCTATCAGTGCGTTTGGTCAGGCAAGCCTAGCCACACACTCAAACTTGACCGAAATCCAAGGTAAAATCGGCAAGCCCACCAAACTTGCCAAACTTACCGTGCAGGGCTTGCTGTTCGGCATGGAATTATCATGGGTATTTGGCGCAAATAGTGCTGATACCAACTACACCGAAATCCAAGTCAGCCCTGACGGTCGCACAAACATCACCGCACTTGGCACTTTTGCCTATCCCACTAACAAGCACGAAATCACAGGCTTGCAGGGCAATCTGACCCAGTTTTACCGTGGTCGGATTGTGGATAAGCTGGGCAATGTGTCAGACTGGACGGCTTGGGTGCGTGGCACGACCGAAGCACGAGCCGACAAGGTTCTGGATATTTTGTCGGGGCAAATCAACCAAAGCCATCTTGATCAGAGCCTGCGTACGCCCATTGCTAAGATTGGTGGTATTGAAACGGATTTAAATGGCGTAAAAACCCAAATCCCAAGTCTGCAAAGTACCATTAGCACCATCACTGGGCAACTGCCAACGCTAAACACTGAGATTGCCAATGCCAAGCGTGAGCTACAAACTGCTCAAAGCACACTCAATACTGCTGTTGCTAATATCACGACCGAGCGAAACCGCATTAACACGGCAATCCGTGATATTACCGCCCTGCAATCAGCGAACAACGCCAAAACGCAAGAATTGGCGAATTTAACGCAAACGGTGAATGGGCATACATCGCAGGTACGAGAGTTGGCGGTAACGACTGGCGATTTGTCGCAAAAATATAGCCAGTTAAAAACCGCTACCGACACCGCCAATAGTGAGATTGCCACCATCAAGCAAACGCAAAACGGACAGGCGACCAGTATTGAGCGGTTGGGGGCGAAGTTTGACAGTTTGGCGGTGGGTGGGCGGAATTTATTACTTAATACCCAAGCCTTAAATCCACTTTGGACACTCCCCACCAGTATTGATAATGGCGTGGCAACTTTTGTGGGTACTGGCAGACTACTGTCAAGCACTCAACAATCTGATAATATCCAAGCCTTAGAAAACGGTAAGGTTACCATTAGCTTTACCGCCAAATCCAATCAAAACGGCAGATTACACATTAGGCTACGCCGTTTTAATACAAACAATCAATTAAGCGACATCGCCCAATACATCACTATTGATAGTCGTGAATTTAAGCGTTATAGCCTAACTTTGGATTATGAAAAATGGACAAATCAAGATAGGGTCAATTTTGAGATTGCAACCTATGAACAGGCAGGTTTTGTGTGCGAAGTTAAGTTGCCTAAATTAGAAATTGGCACCATCGCAACCGACTGGACACCTGCACCAGAAGATTTGCAAGCGGACATTGACAGCAAGGCAACAACGGCAAATTTGCAAAACTTACGCCAAGCCCTAACCGATGCCGACACTGCCCTAAGCAGGCAAATCACCGCAATGGACACGGCGTATAAATCGACTGACCGTCAATTAACGGCAAATTTGGCAAGCGAAACCACCGCTCGTACAAGTGCTGACACTGCTTTGGGACAACGCATTGACACCTTAACCGCTGACTACAACGGCAACAAGGCAAGCGTAGCAAATCAATTAAAAACATTGAGCGACAAAGATACGGCAACCGCAAGCCAAATCAGCTCACTGACTGCCAATATTACGACTGCAAAGCAGACCGCAGATGCCGCTAAAGGCAAGGTAGACAATGCACAAAATACCGCAAATAATGCGTTAAACCGTGCCAATACCGCCAATTCTGCTATTACCAGTGAGCAAAGAGCAAGGGCGGATGCTGATAATAGCCTAGCCAGTCGCATTACCGCCCTTGATACTGCCTATAAGTCCGCCGACAACAATTTAACTTCAAGATTGGCAAGAGAAGAAACCGCAAGAGCAAACGGCGATAACGCCAACGCCCAAGCCCTGCGTACGCTAGAAAGCACAGTGCAAGGCGTGAGCGGTCGTGTTGGCACAAGTGAGGGCAAAATCGCAAATCTTGAACGCACCACAAGCGATACAAATCAAGCATTGGCAACCGCTCAAAGTCAGCTTAATGCACGGTTTGATAACTTGGCGGTGGGTGGACGAAATTATTTATTGAATTCTGATTTTGTCATCACCAAACACGATGGGGGAAATTTGAGAAGTCAAAGCCTTGCAATGTCTAACGCCATCAAAACAATTGCCACACCTTGCACGCTTACTGTGTCAGCTCATTTTAAGTTGCAAAATGTCAGCGAACTTGCCAATGATGTGCGTATGTTATTTTTGGTGCGGTTTACCCACGCAGACGGCAAAGTTACGGCAAAAATCTTGTCTTACAATGCTAAAACACGCACAGATATTGATAAGCGTTTGTCCGCACGAGTGGAAATTACCAAGCCAATCACAGGCTTTGCTCATACTTATATCGACGTCTATGGCATTAGTGCAGAAATGGCAAGCATTGCACGCCCCAAAATTGAACTTGGCAACATCGCAACAGACTGGACACCTGCGCCTGAGGATGTTGACGCTCAATTTGTGCAGACTAACGCTAACATCAGCACGCTACAGCAGGCTGTAGCTAACGCTGATAGTGCTTTGTCTCAGCGGATTTCCGCACTTGATGCAAGCTATAAGCGTGCTGATAGTACGATTAATGCAAGCTTGACAGCTGAGCAAAAAGCCCGTGCTGATGGCGATACTGCACTATCACAACGCATCACAGCGTTAGACAGTGCGTATCAATCCGCTGACAGTGCGTTATCTGCTCGTGTTGCAACCGCTGAGCAGTCAATCACAACGGCTAATCAAGCGATTGCACAAACTCAGCAGACGCTGACGGCTAAGATTGATGGCTTAAGCGTTGGTGGGCGTAACCTAATCACCAACAGCCAAGTTGATAATATTGTTGATGGTACTAGACGCTATCGCTTGTATCGGCTTACAAGCGATGTCAATGAGCCGTTAGTCTTTACCGCCAAAATTAAAGATATTGTCGGTAACAATGACAATAAGCTGACTGTTGCGATTACGCATAATAGCAACATCAATGGTAACCTTGAGCAACGCCAGGATGTCAGCATAGTCAATGATATGATTGTTGCTAAGTTTAATCAGCCGTCTAAACCGATTAATGCGGTGCTTGTCTATGCTAACAGTGGCGGTTATGGCGGTAGTGCAACTGGCTCGGTCACATATTACCAAGTTAAAGCAGAGCGTGGCAACATCGCAACAGACTGGACACCTGCGCCTGAGGATGTCAATGTAGATTTGTCGCCTTATGCCACCAATGCCAACCTTGATGAGTTTAAACAAGCACAAGCAACAAAAGACACAGCAACGGCAAGTAAATTATCACAGCTTGAAAGCACACTTGGCACAAAAGCGAGTACCAACGCCCTTGATAGCCTAACCACCAAAGTTAATCAAGTAGACGGCAAGCTGACGGCAGAAGCCCAAAAAATCAGCACCCTACAAACCACCGTAAACGGTCAATCGGCAAGCATACAACAACACGCCCAAACCCTAAACGGCTTATCCGCCCAATGGACACTCAAAGTCCAAAGCGGAAATATCGTGAGCGGTATTGGCTTGGCAAGCAATAATGGGGTGTCTGATTTTGCCGTGCGTGCTGATAAATTCTACATCGCCAGTCCCACAGGTCAAAAAGGCGATACACCGTTTACGGTCTTGACCAGTCCGCAAGTGGTCAATGGCGTGCGTATTCCTGCTGGTACTTACATCAACAGTGCGTTTATTACCAATGCGTCCATCACCATGGCAAAAATTGCCGACAGCATACAGTCGGATAACTATGTGGCAGGACGGCAAGGCTGGAGATTATTCAAAGATGGGCGTTTTGAGCTGAACAATACCTTTGGTGATGGTTCAAGCCTTGAGCTTAATTCAAGAGGCTTAATCGTCTGGTATGATAAGTCGCAAGGCAAAAAGGCGGTAGAATTGGGGATATTCACATGATAACAGGTCTTAGGGTGTGGGATAGGGATGGTCGTGAGATTAGCAACATCACAGGTCGTTATCCCAAATTTATCGGTAATAAAACGGTAACAACCGCTGAAAAGCAGACCGTCAATTACACCATTCCACAAGGCACAACCCGCATTGTTGTGCCTGTGTATATGGCAAGAAATGATGCCATTAACAGACCGTCATATGTTGAAGAAGATGGCGAAAATGAGGACAGAGATAATTATGTCTATACTTATGACATCTGGCAGGTGAAGATTGTCATGACCGATGCAGGTTTTGCCTATGACACCACAGGTCAAGACAATAAACAACAACCACCGATAAAACTCTACTGGGGTTATATATGAGCTTTTGCACTTATAGCATATACAACCAAAAACTGTTAGACAGCGACGAAGCGGTGTTTTGTTTTGTTCATTCAGGCAGATTGACACGGCTGCTAGACAAGCCGTTTCGTGAGAACAAACGAGAGTATTTGTACCGTGCCAAGCGAGTTGGCATCAATGCCAAGAGGCGTAGCGGCAAAGCTGACATACTTACACCTGAATACTGTATGTATTACATCGATGTGCCACACGCCACGAGCCCCATGGCATCGGTGTATTATGATGGGCTAAGCCAAGACTGCAACCCTGTGGTCTACCTCAATACAGGGTTCATTGGCAATACCGCCCGCATGATGTTCTACTCCAATGGCAGATTGTCAGACGCCGAGCTTGCCAAGTTTCAGGTTTATGTGTTTGATGTGAGCACAGCCCAAGAAACAACTGTGGGCATGAATTTGTATGATCGTGAAGGCAATGTGACTTTTAGTAGCCGAAGCCAGCCGATGAGTGTGCATACTAAGCATGTTCATGACAACATACCTGACTATTACAAATATGTCACAAATCGTGAAGCATCATTAGCTGAAGACGGTTATTTCTCAAGGAGAAAATGGGAGGATTATTATTATCTTGCACGAGGCGATTTTAGATTTGAGATGGGCAAAAGATTGAATGCAGGCACAAGAATTGATGATCTTGTACCCTCAACAATACAATCTAAGTCCGCGGGTCTGGCATCTGCAACAGTCAGACACCTAAAATATTACCCTGCTAATGCACTTGAATTGATGGGGTATGTTGGGCTCAACAAAAGAGGTGACATACCAAATCTCAAAGAAGGACAAGAGTTTCCGATTTTGGGCGGTCATTACACGCACATCGGTTACATTAATAAGCATGTGCTATCCCACACGCCGATATTGACAGCAATCGGCTGTTCAGACAAGCCAGCTGTGCTATTTAGCGTCTCTTTCGATGACATCAAAAGAGATGGCACGGTCAGGCAAGGTGGTACTTTGCCTGGCTCTAGAAGAGTGTTATTCACCGAATACACATCTTTTGATTTTGTCGATATAAAAAATTTGCCTTTTCCATTCACAAGGAGGCCATCATGACCTAGCCCACACCACCAACCCACCACCGCCCATCACTGATGGGCTTTTTTAGCACCAGGAGAAAAAATGAAACACAACATCAAGCTCATTCGTGGCGATGACACCACGCTCACCGTGCGTGGGCGTCAAAACGATGCACCCTTAGACATCACCAAAGCCGATTTACACGCCACAGTCAAAGGCGTGCTGACGATTAAATAGGAAGCAAATAATGCCCGAAAATCTATCCAACTTGCCGCTGATCGTCAAAATCATCGGCGTAATCATCGGCGCAGTCTTTGCACTCACATTGACGGGTGACATCGACACTGACGGCAAGCTCAAGCTGAGCTTGGGCGTGCTCATCAAAATCGCGTTTAGTGCGTATTTTGGCTTCTTGGCAGGCGCATGGCTCATTGAGTATATGGGCTGGGGTCATTGGTCGCACGCAAGCCACGGCTTTGTGATGATGCTGTGCAGCGTGTTCGGCATGACATTAGTCGGCGCAATCTATCAAGCGATTAAGCTGTCAACGACCAATAAGACGCCAAGTGAGATTGTCACTGAGGTTAAAGACACATTTAAAGCGATTTTCAAATAACCAAACGCCCCGCAACGGGGTTTTTTTATTGGAGTGAATTATGATTAAAAAGCTTACAAACGAACAAATCCGAGAGATTGCCGCTGCGCACGGTTTTGAATACGGCGTGGTTAAAGCAATTTATCAAGTTGAGAGCCGAGGCAGCGGTTTTTTAGCGAATGGGCAGCCAAAAATCTTATTTGAGCGCCACATTTTCCGTCGCGAACTGCAGAAATTGGGCTACATCACACTGTCAAACGAGATGAGCAAAATTGACCCTTTGCTATGCCACCCACGCCCAACGCAGCGCGGTGGCTACGGAAGTGAGAGCGTACAACATCAACGCTTACAAAACGCCCAAAAACTACTTTTAAGAGCGCGTCCAGACGCTGATGAAAATCTAAAAGCCCAAGTCCGCGAGTGTGCATTAAAAGCGTGCTCATGGGGCTTGGGTCAAATTATGGGCTTTAATCACAAACTGGCAGGATTTGACAATTTGCAAGATTTTATCAACGCGATGTATGACAGTGAAAAAGCTCAGCTTCAAGCAATGATTAACTTTTTGAAATCAGCGGGACTGACAGGAGCGATGAAACGTAAAGATTGGCACGCCATCGCAAGGGCGTATAATGGCGTGGCGTATGCTAAATTTGATTATCATAATAAATTGGCTCGTGCGTATGAGCGCGCTTAAAAGTGATAGTAGAGTAAGCAAGAATGAGACTTGAAATATTTGTCAATCTCCGTTTTACTTGCTATAATAGCAGGCATATAGTTTAGTGATTGATAGCAACACACACCAATCCACACAAAAATCAGATGATTTTTAAAAATATTTATAAAAATCAATGATTTGTGTAAAATAATCGGTGGTCGCCATCTCCACCAATTTTATTATAAAAATTTCAAGAAAACCAATCACTTAGGTGATTGGTTTTTTTATTTATCGGGTGTATTATGGACACGATCAGTCAGTGGGTGCTCGTCATGATGGACAAGTTGGGTCTGTTTGGTGTGACGTTAATGATGTTCTTGGAGAATGTATTTCCACCCATTCCCAGCGAGCTCATCATGCCTGCTGCCGGCTTTGCTGCTGCCATGGAACAAATGCATCTCATCGCTGTCATCATCGCAGGCACGTTGGGGTCGGTGTTGGGTGCGCTGCCTTTGTATTATTTGGGCACGATCTTGGATGAGAGACGTCTATATCACTTTGCTGAGAAATACGGCAAATATTTTTTGATAAAGCCTGAAGACGTTACCAGCGCACAGCGATGGTTTGATGAATATGGCAAATCTGTGATTTTCTTTGGGCGTATGATCCCCGCCATTCGCTCACTCATCTCCATCCCTGCTGGCATGGCATGCATGCCAATATTGCCATTTTTGACGCTTACTGCCTTAGGTTCTGCAATCTGGACGACGCTACTGACGTATGCTGGCTATGTGCTGGGCGCCAATTATGAAGCAGTGGCTACATTTATCGAACCCATCAGTAAAATTGTGGTCATCGTTGTGCTAGTGATCGCGGTAATCGTGATAGTCATGCGCGTCAAAAAGGTATTTTTTGCGAAATAA